CCAATGGCGCCCGCCCGTGTCATTGGCACGGGTAATAGCTATCGCTAGCCTTTCTCACCCTGGGGTGCTGAGCATCCCATCCCTGGGGTGCTCTGAAGATCAATACATAAGGAATATCATGGGAAACTTTGGAATCCGTCGTGTAACGAAGCGAACAAGCTTCCGCGCACGTTTTCCGTTGAACTCAACGGTTAAGACGGGTTCTTCAGTAACACAGGTCGACGAGATTATGTCCTATCGGAATAATCTTAATAATCGCGATCAACATGTCCTCCCGTCAACTGCTGACCCATACGGTCACTTTCTCAATGAAAGCTCTCGTATGAAGAGGCAACAGGCGGTCCTTTCTGGAGCTTTTGGGTCTGAGAAACCCGCTAGCGTGGACACCGGACATCCCTTTTGGGTTAACCACCGTAAGGTGGTTACGTCCGCTAGACGCGATGATTACCGGTACTACGGTGGAACTACCACTGCAGCAGTATGCTTTGGTGGCCCAGCTTGGGCGACTACGGCATCTCTTACTACTGCAGCGGCGTCTACGGCTATATTTAAGCCGCAGACAAATTCCAACCAGGTTGGGTTCGGTGTTCCCGTTCCCACCCCCGATGATTTGCGTGCCTTTGGGCAGCATGCCATCGGTGTACTGGCGCCTGCGAAGAGCGAGGTGAACATTTTTGGCATAATTGCTGAATTCCTCCAAGGGATTCCGCGCCTTCCCTTCTCCTCTTTGGAGAAGTGGGAGGGAATTGCCAGAAATGGGGCTGATGAGTTCTTGAACTTTGTGTTCGGGATCCAGCCAACAGTTGGAGATATCTCCAAGCTAGTTGGCGTTCTCACGAATGTGAGTTCTCGTCTCGACCAGCTCCAGCGTGATGCTGGATCTGGTGTTCGCCGCGAGTGGACACTCCCGTCTACCCATGTCTCGCAAGAGTTCACGGGTAGTCAGCTCTTGTCTCAAGGTACCATCAGGTACCAAACAGACTGGCAGGACTCCTTGAACTTTCGTGACTTTAGGTCACAGGGTTCAGCTGGAGTTCCTGTTGAAGCTCAAGGTGTGTCCTACACTTCTTCGGTGTTCCTTGTCGAGAAGGAAAGCTTCCGTTTCGACGGAAGCTTTACTTACTATCTGCCCACCCCAGAAGGGTGGACAAATAGGTGGCGCTCATATGCCGATAAGGTTAATCGCCTTATTGGCTATGAACCCACTCGCAAGGTCCTTTGGAACCTCACTCCATATTCCTGGCTAGTCGATTGGATGGTCGACATCTCTGCGATTCTTAGAACCGCAGATGTCGCCGCCAACGATAGCCTCGTGGTTAACTGGGCCTATGCTTCACGCCTCTTGGAGAGGCAAGTGATTCAACAGACCAAGTACAACGCTATAGATCCGGATAGGAAACCGGCTCTAACTAACGTGTCCACTATGTACAGTGTCGTCCGTAAGGAGAGACTGCGTGGTAACCCGTATGGATTTGATCTTCAAACCTCTGCAAACTGGACTCCTATAAGGTTTGCAATCCTTGCGGCGCTCGGTATTAGCCGTTCGCCGCGTTATTACTAACCAAATGAGGAGGGCCTACAATGGCTTTGTCAGATCCCCAGTCCGTTACTATCGGTTCGGCAATCTCTCTGCCGCGCATTGTTACCGACGACATGTCGGCGACTTATCGCGCTGCAGATGGAAATGCTGATCTCTTCATCACTCACACGAGTGGGAAGAATCGGCGCTCGGTCGTTCGTATCAACCGTCGCAAGGTAGCGGCTGACCCCCTTACGGCGGTCAACACGTATGCCAATGCGACGGCAACACTCACGATCACGCGTCCCGAAGTCGGGTTCACGGAAGCAGAGCTCGTTGAGTTGATCACGGGGTTGACCACATGGTTGACCGCGGGAACCAACGCCAACGCGAAGAAGATTCTCGGCCTTGAGTCCTGAGTACGTTCCAGTTAACTGGATCATCCTCATGCTCGTAGCCGGGATTCCTCTGCTCATGGCGGCCACCGCGATTCTCATCGCGGTGGTCCGCCCTGGCAGCGCTAGCAAGCGAAGGCATTAGCCTTCACCCTAGTGAATGCTTGAGTAGGCTCGGATAGCTACCTCTTGAAAGGAGGAAACTTGAAAAGCCCACTAACACTCCTCAACGTGCTCATCACAGAGTGTGGTGAGTATTGTGCCGTTGACACTACTTTGGACATTAAAGCAGTCCAAAGTCGAGTCGATCACGAGGGGTTGGAGTTTTTAATTCTAACCCTGCCAACTCTAGGTGCTGGCCTCGAAAGAGGCCTTTCCCTCGGGAAAGCGAGTCCTGACCTGTTTCCGGGTTTCCGGTGCAGGCAGAATCTTCCTGTTATTTTTGGAGGATTCTTTGACCTCGTGTTTGACCGCGTTAGCGGTGTGGAGCGTGACGATGCCTCGCCCGAGGCTATTCGCTCTCTCCGACAAATCTCTCTCTTCATGAAGAAGATTGAGATGCCTTGGAGTGAAGAAGCAGAGAAATCTGTCCTTCAAGCGTACGTCACGAGTGACAAGGAAGTAGGTGAGTGGGAGCAGGGGGTAACCCCGGAAGCCCTCTTGGAATTCCACCAAGTGGCTTCTCAACTCTTCTCACGGGCGCTACTTCCAGCCGAACATCGCGTTCGCGATTTCCGGTTGGAGCCCAAACATGGTCCTGGTGCAACGGCCGATAAGCTGATAGCGAACCAAAAGTTCACTCAGCCGACCTGGCACCAGCGTTTGGAAGACGTAATGCCATACTGGAGGTACGCCACAACACGTGGATACTCTTCAGCGCGTTATGACCATGCTGCTTTCTTGGAGCCTGGAGCAGAAACACCTGTGAAGGTTGTTCTTGTTCCTAAGACGCTCGCAGCCCCACGAGTGATCGCGGAGGAGCCCACGTGTATGCAATATACACAACAAGGGCTCAACCACGCTCTCAAGGAGTGCATAGATACTTCGTATCTGGTGCACTTCATCGGAACAGATCACCAAGAGCCTAACCAGTTCTTGGCCTGGAAAGGATCTATTAATGGATCCCTCGCTACCTTAGATCTTAAGGAAGCTTCCGATAGGGTTTCGAACCTCCTCGTTAAGACCTTGTTTGCCGGTTTACCCCATTTGGGGGATGCCGTTCAAGCAAGTAGAAGTCTTACCGCGGAAGTGCCCGGTGTTGGGGTCATTCCCCTCCATCGGTTCGCGTCAATGGGCTCTGCACTATGTTTCCCTGTTGAAACCATGGTCTTTTTGACCGTGGTATGCATCGGGATTCGTAGAGCTCTCCACCTCCCGCTTCACCGTGTTACTTCCTACTTACGTGGGAAGATGCGCGGACGAGTGCGTATCTATGGGGACGATATTATCGTTCCTGTAGAGGTGGCTGATTCCGTGAGAGCTGCACTAAGGCTATACGGCTTTAGTGTTAATTCCCACAAGTCTTTCTGGACTGGATCGTTCAGAGAGTCTTGCGGACGGGAGTATTATAAGGGAGAGGATGTGACGCTTGCGCGTCTCACCCATCCCTTGCCCGACTCACGGGACCAGGTTACTGAGTTGGTCTCAGCGGTGGCCCTTCGGAACAACCTCTATAGGAGGGGGCTCTGGAAGACAGCTGGTGCATTGGATGAAATGATTACATCATTGATTCCTTTCCCGGTTGTAGCTGAAACCTCAACAGTGCTAGGCCGATTAAGTTGTCTCGGTTTACCGGACTACCCAATCGGCGGTCGCTATCAGCTCCCTTTGGTTAAGGGAGCTGTAGTGAGGTACCGTCGTCGCTTGTCACCAATCGATGGCGAAGCCGCACTGATGAAGGCCTTCTCGAGAGAATTTGCTGGGCTTGATCAACCCAGACCAGATACCTGTGTTTCCATTATGGAGACACCGGAATCTGTTTCTCGCGATGAGGACCATCTTCGGTACTCTGGACGGCCTATAGCGTCAGCAATACACTATAGGATGGCTC